CTGGATCTCAGAGATCATATGCAACTGAAAATCTTCTTCAAGATTTAATGGAATCTCATGGTAAGTTTGTGTGGATGTTGAGATCCATAACAGAAAAAAATCAAAAAATGGCAATAGAGGATGTTGCTACAGAACAACCTCAAGAACAAATTCCACAACAAGCACCACTTCAATAATATATAATAAATTGATAAATTAACTATGGAAAACTTAAGAATTAGATGCCGATCCTGTGGTATGGAGTTGGAAGGGCATCATAGTAAAACAATAACATGTGGTTGTCCTAATATGGCAACTATTCGTGGTGATAAGATATCTGCAAATGATCTATCACAAGTTGTTATGTTAAATTCATATAATACTAAAGTAAAAAATAATATTTTGACGAATGAGGATATTGCTTGGCAAGAAGCACGTCGCCAAAGAAAAGTAAGGCGACTGGATTTTGAAATAAGATAATTTGTAACAAATTTTATATTTTTTTAATCTATATTTTTGTATCAACACAAACTTGACACAGTTAAAATACTCACTAGTATAACTAGTAGTATTCAACTTAAAACCTATGGATCAACACACCTATGATAATTGGGTGAAGATCAAGGAAACTTTCGAAGCTTCTGGAAATCTAGACAATATGTTTTACAAAAGAGCAGTTGAAATTGTAAAGACCCGAAGAGACCCTTTAGCAAAGTTTCTTGGAGATGAAAAATGATGCAACCATTTGATGATGATTATGCGACTCATACTGAAGTTCAGGAGATGATTGATGCTGCTATACGAAGGCACAATCGGAATGCTTCCATTATTTCTATGTGCGTTGGTTGGGTTGTTCTTGCTTTATTTGCTGAGGGACTTTTAAGACTTGTAGGTGTTATTCCTCCCATATTCCCATGGTTAGACATTACCCTGAAATAATAGGAATTATTTTCCTTTTAGTATTTGCTGGTACTATGTTTTATCAAGGAACTTGCATTATGAAAGGTCAAAGAGGATATTCTCTCAGAGACTATATGAAGCAAGAAAGTTCCAGTATGCGTAAAAGACTAGAAGAACTTTTAAAGGACAAATGATAAGTTTAACAGAAGAAGATTTACAAGAGTTACAAGAAATAGTTTTGAAACAAAAAATGATTGAATTATTTGAAGAGCCATCTACTTATGAGGACGATGATTACGACGACGGACTGGTTATTATTCATTGAGTTTGCTTCACATATGCTTTATATGTTTGTGGCATTTATGTGTGGAGTTATTATCGGATACATAGTCGGATTTAGAAACGGAGGAATGTAATGAAAACTTCCATATCAGCCATTTTACTTTTTTCGGCAATTGCTCTATTCATAAACTGGGGACTTCACAATGCCTACCCACAATAAGAAGTATCAGTTTGCTATGTCATCATTTGTGAGAATACACGGACACTCTGTTGTAAATAATCACGATATCAGGCAGTTTTGTTTAGAGTGGTCTGAGTGGGGTGTAGATGCTCCTCTGAGCGGTCTTGATGAGGTAGACCAATACTTTTACTTTGAATACAAGAATTGGAGAGGAAGATGATTTTTCATATTGTAGAGACACTCGCAGCAAGTCCAATATGGTTGGGTCTCTGTGGATTTGGCATTATTGTCGTTCCTATTTTTGGAATTATGGTTATACATAATAGAAAAGGTGGTCCACTTTAAAAACTGGTCTACTTGACATAAAACTCTAAGTACCCTATAATATTTGAGTAAACAGCACAAAACAATGTCTCTGATTCAAAAATTCAAGAAAGATGTTAGCATTCTTCGTCTTGCTGCTAACGGAGAAATCTACCTTGATGTAAAGAGTCCAAAACTTTATAAAAAGGTTCGTCGTTACTATGAAAACGAAGGAGTTGTATTCTCTGGAGATCCTCTTGATGATTATGAAATGTTGATGGAATATCTTTATAATGATTTGGAAACCGTAGAGGTTGCTTAAGACATAAAAAGTCTATAAAAACCCTAGTCGGTGATGAAATCCCCCTTATGAAAAACACTGATGTATTGCGATACATTGGAAATATTCTCCTCTTATCAGGATACTTTTTTCTGTTATGGGGAGATCCAAAATCTGGATTATTAGTAAAGTGTATAGGAAATGCTTTCGTAGTTCCTTTTGCACTCAAATATAAGTTTTGGGATATATTAGTTCTTTGTGGTTTTTATGCTGCAATTGAAATACCAAAACTTATACAACTTTTCTTAGTTTCTCAAAACTAAGTGGTGGAGCCAAATTTGACCTCTTATGTCTCTGCAAGATAAGGGACTTTAAAAATTCTTGCTGGTGTGTATGGGACTTTCTTCCACCTGGGAATTAGTTATTACCCAGTAAAAATAATAACTTGGCAAGACTGCATAAACTGAGTAGAAGAGAGTTGCATAAACTCTCCTTTTTTAGTATAATACTACAAAAGTTTTTTTTATATGAAAATCGGTTTTAACTGCAGTTCATTTGATCTTTTTCACGCTGGGCATGTGACAATGCTTAAAATGGAAAAGGAGTTGTGTGATTATTTAAAAGTTGCATTACAAGTAGATCCTTCTATCGATAGACCTGGAATTAAAAATAAACCAGTCCAATCAGTTTATGAAAGATATATTCAGTTGCAGGGATGTAAATATGTCGATGAAATCCTTGTATATGAAACTGAAGCAGATTTGTTAAATTTAATTCAGACACAAACATTTCACATTAGATTTTTGAGTGAAGAATATAGACATGTTGAAGTAACTGGAAAGCAATATTGCCTTGATAATGGAATTGAAATTCATTATCATTTGAGAAGACATCAATATTCTTCATCCGAAATTCGTAATCGTGTGTATCTTTTAGAAAAAGAAAAAAAAGAAACGCAAGAGATAATTGAATCTCCCCACCAATATTCTCCAGAATTATTGGATAAGTATTCGCTCAAAAACGATTGACATGAGTATTCTAGTTACTGGTGGCGCTGGTTTTATTGGAAGTAACTTTCTTCATTATTTGGTTACTGTAACTGATGAAGAAGTAGTCTGTATTGATAAGTTGACTTATGCTGCAGACTGGCACAATATCCCAGATTCCGTCAAGTTATATACCGTTGATATAGCATCTCAAGATGATTGTGATCTTATTTTTTCGAGGCATAGGATTGAAACAATTTTTCATTTTGCAGCAGAAAGTCACGTAGATAATTCGATTAAAGACTCTCTCCCATTTGTTCATACTAATGTTAACGGGACAGTGAATCTTTTAAATCTTGCTTTGAAATATGAAGTAGAAAAGTTTATTCATATTTCTACTGATGAAGTTTATGGATCTATAGATAATGGATATTTTACTGAAAACACAATTTATAATCCAAGAAATCCTTATTCAGCATCGAAAGCAGCAAGTGATCATTTTGTAATGGCATATCACCACACTTATGGGTTACCTGTAAACATTACTAATTGCTCAAATAATTATGGTCCTAGACAGTATAAGGAAAAATTAATTCCACAGACAATCTTAAATATTCTTTCTGGAAAAAAAATCCCTGTGTATGGTGATGGTATGCAGATTCGTGATTGGTTATATGTTCAAGATCATTGCACTGCTCTAATTAAGGTATGGAAAGATGGTGTGGTTGGAGAGAAGTATAATATTGGTGGTGAGTGTGAGGTTTGTAATATTGACTTGATTAAAAAAATTCTTAAGATTATGAACAAACCTGAAAGTATGGTAGAATATGTAAAAGATAGACCAGGACACGATCGTAGATATTCTACGAGCATTTCTAAAATAAAAAACAGTCTCTTCTGGACACCATCATTTTCTCTTGACTATGGACTTCAAAAAACAATTGAGTGGTATGAACGCAATAGAAACTGAACTTAAAGACGCATATCTTTTTACAACGAGAGTGTATGAAGATCATAGAGGTTCTTTTACAGAGTCTTTCAATCTTCAAGAAGTTCAAAAAATTATTGGACAGTATGAATTTGTCCAAGATTGTCATTCAGTATCTACAAAAAATGTAATACGTGGATTGCATTATCAAATCGATCATGCTCAAGGAAAAATTGTTCGATGTTTATCTGGAGAAATTTATGATGTGATTGTGGATCTTCGCCAAAGTTCTCAAACATTTGGAAAATGGATTGGTGTTCATTTAAAACCAGGTCTTTATCAACTATGGGTTCCTCCTGGATTTGCTCATGGATTCTCTGTTTTGTCTTCCACTGCAGAGGTTCTTTATAAGGTTACTGATTACCAATATGCTGAACATGAAAGAACTTTGTTGTGGAGTGATAAAACTTTAAATATTGATTGGAAAGTTTCAAATCCAATTTTGTCTAATAAAGATGAAGTAGGATTTACTTTTGAAGATTGTGAAAAGTATGAATAAAATATCAGTGTTTGGTGGGACTGGATTTATTGGAGGAACATTTTGCAAATTGTTTTCTGACCAAGTTGTAATTATACCGAGAGGAAGTAAATATCCAAAAACCCAAGAAGTCTTGTATTTTATAAGTACAACAACAAATCAAAGCATTTTTACAAATTTGCATATTGATATTGATACAAATTTAAGTTTATTTGTTGATATTTTAAATAACTGTAAAGACAAAGACATAACTTTTAATTTTATCAGTTCAGGTTTTGTTTATGGTAATGATGTAATAGATGCTAAAGAAACTGATTGTTGCAATCCAACTGGATTTTATTCAATTACTAAAAGATGTGCCGAACAACTCTTAATCTCCTTTTGCGAAACTTTCGGAATTAAGTATAGAATTTTCAGAATTGGGAATGTTTACGGTTTAGATAAAACAATATCACCAGGTAAAAATGTTCTTGGGTTTATGATTGAACTCCTTAAAAAAAATCAAGATATTAATCTTTACGAAGGTGGTAAATTTTTAAAGGATTATATGTTTGTTGAAGATATATGTAGAGTAATTTATACTTTAATTAATAAAAGTGATGTAAATGAGATTTATAATATTGCATCTGGAGAATCATTTTTATTTAAAGATATTATTATTAATGCACGAGAATTGATAAAAAGTCAAAGTAATTTGGTTGAAGTGCCATTTCCAAAAAATCAAAAATTTATTCAAGTGAAAAATAGTACTCTTAATATTAATAAAATTAAATCTTTTGAAAATTTTAATTTTATTAAACTGGAGCAAGGATTAACTAAATTATGTAATAGGAATTAAAAAAATGAAAGAACAAGTAAAACATTTTATTGACCATTTATTTGATACTCAAGAAAATTTCTTTCCTTATCTCTATAATAACAATTATGTAAAGGGTGAAAGTAATATTTTTTATTCTGGACCGTATTGGGACAATCAAGAAATTGAAGCAGCACTTAAAACTTTTTTAACTGGAAAATGGCTTTCATCTGGAGAAGAAGTTAATAAATTTGAAAAGGAATTTTCTAAAAAATTTAATTTTAATCATTCTGTAATGGTTAATTCTGGAAGTTCTGCAAATCTTGTAATGATTGCGGCACTTAAAAAATATTTTGGTTGGAATGATGGTGATGAAATAATCGTGTCTGTCTGTGGGTTTCCTACAACTCTTAATCCAATCATTCAAAATAATTTAAAACCAGTATTTGTAGATATTGATTATAAAGATCTTAATTGGGATTTAGATCAAGTTTGTAAAAAAATTACTTCAAAAACACGAGCAATATTTTCATCTCCCGTTCTTGCCAATCCTTATGATTATGATAAGGTTTTAAATATTTGTGATGAATATAATCTTCATTTGATAGCAGACAATTGTGATAGTCTTGGTAGTAAGTGGAGGGGAAAATATCTTACAGATCACGCTGTTGCCGCTTCTTGTTCTTTTTATCCTGCACATCATATTACTACCATTGAAGGTGGAATGGTATCATCTAATATTAAAGAAGTTGTAGATATTGCTCGTAGTTTTGCTTGGTGGGGTAGAGATTGTTATTGTGTAGGTTCTCAAAATCTTTTAAGTTGTGGTACTTGCGGTAAAAGATTTGATAATTGGCTAGTTGGATATGATAAAGTCGTTGACCACAAGTATGTGTTTGGAAATATTGGATATAATTTAAAACCAATTGACATGCTTGGAGCAATTGGATCTGTTCAGATTAAAAAGTTTGATGAAATTCACTATATTCGTAGACTTAATAAATTGAGAATTCAAAAAATATTTGAAAAGATTCCTGGAGTTCGTAGCATAGATGAATTACCACATGCCGAGACAAGTTGGTTTGGTGTGCCTATTATTTGTGGTGGTGATAAATCTAATATAGTTAAATTTTTGGAAGAAAATAAAATTCAAACTCGAAATTATTTTGCAGGTAATCTTTTAATTCATCCTGCTTATAGACATCTAGAATCTGCATTTAATTATCCAAATGCAATGAAAGTTTTAGATAATGTATTTTTTGTTGGGTGTTCTCCCACAATTACGGATTCTATGGTAGAATATATAGAAGAAGTTATTAACTCTTACATATTAAAAAACAATGAGTGAATATAAGAAAACAGCACTTGTACTTGGTGCTGGTGGATTTATTGGAAGTCATATGGTTCGTAGATTACGATCCGAAGGATATTGGGTTCGAGGTGTAGACCTTAAGTATCCAGAGTTTTCTAAACACGAAGCAAACGAGTTTGTTCTTGGCGATCTTCGTGATGTAGATTTTGTTCGCCGTGTTCTTGAATATAAAGGTGATCGTGGCAACTTCTATCAGTCAGTACCTTATCGTTATATCCAATCGTTTGATGAGATCTATCAGTTTGCTGCCGATATGGGTGGTGCTGGATTTGTATTTACTGGTGAGAACGATGCTGACATTATGCACAATTCGGCAACGATCAATCTCAATGTTCTTGAGATGCAGCATCAAATGAACGAAAGACTTGGTTCAAATAAAACCAAAATCTTTTATTCTGGATCTGCTTGCATGTATCCTGAGCACAATCAACTCGATCCAGATAACCCAGATTGCCGTGAAGAATCAGCATACCCAGCAAACCCAGACTCCGAATATGGATGGGAAAAACTCTTCAGCGAACGACTCTATTTCGCTTTTCACCGCAACTATGGCATTCCCGTTCGTGTTGCTCGCTATCATAATATCTTTGGACCTGAAGGCACCTGGGAAGGAGGACGTGAGAAAGCTCCAGCAGCAATTTGTAGAAAAGTTGCATATCTTCCAGAAGAAGGTGGGACTATAGAAGTTTGGGGTGACGGAAAACAAACTCGTTCATTCCTTTACATTGATGAGTGTATTGAAGCAACTCGTCGTTTGATGGATTCTAACTTCATTGGTCCAGTAAACATTGGTTCCGAAGAAATGGTGACTATCAACCAATTAGTAGAGACTGCTGCAAAGGTTGCAGGTAAAAAGGTAGAGAAGAATCATATTGACGGACCTTTAGGTGTTCGTGGACGTAATTCTAATAACGATGTAGTTCGTAGAGAACTTGGATGGGATTATTCTCAAACTCTTGAGGAAGGTATTCGTAAAACATACACATGGATTTCTGAACAAATTACTAAAGCATGAATTTATATGTCTACTTGCAAGGTGGATTGGGAAATCAAATGTTTCAGTATGCCGCTGGACTTTCTGCTCTTAAAGAGTATTCTCAATTCACTAATCTTATTTTAGATACTTCTTTTTATCAAAATCAAAAACGAAAAGTTATTGTAAATGGTTTAACTGGGCGGGGTTTTGATTTAGACCTATTAAGTATTCAATATAAAACTACTGGAGAAACTCCAGAGGGTGGTACAATGTTGCAAGGTTGGTTTCAAAATATTGAAGAATTTTCCAACGTTGTTGAAGAAGTTAAAGAACAATTTAAATTTTCAATTTCTTTTTCAGAAAATATTATTGATCTTCATAATCAAATCATATCTAAAAATAATTCGGTTTCCATTCACGTTAGGCGTGGAGACTTTATTCAAAATCCAACTGCATATGCTCATAATGAACATATGGATTCTCAATACTATGAAAAATGTATGAATATTATTGAAGAAGCATATGAAGAAGTAACTTATTATGTTTTTTCTGAAGATATTGATTGGTGTAAAGAAAATATCAAAAATAAAAAACACGAAGTAATTTATGTTGATTCAGAATATTCTGGTGAAAGAGATTCTGGTCATATGTACTTGATGCAGTCTTGTAACAATCATATTATTGCAAATAGTACATTTAGTTGGTGGTCTGCATTTTTAGCAGATTCAAAAATTACAATAGGTCCTAAGAAATGGTTTACAAATGGAACAGGATCTGAGATAATGTTAGATACATGGATAAAAGTATGAAAATTTCAATTCTTGGATCACGCGGTCAAATAGGTGGTTATTTAACAGAATATCTAAAAGGAAAAGGACATGAAGTAACAGAGGTTGATGTTGTCAATGGACCTGAGCAGGACATGACGACAATTCCAAATGATTATCTTGAACATAGTATTAGTAACTCTGATTTTGTTTTCTTTTTAGCTTTTGATGTTGGTGGGTCTAGGTATCTTAAAAAATACCAACACACCTTTCAATTCATAAACAATAATACTCGCTTAATGGCAAATGCTTTTACTTATTTGCATAAGTATAACAAAAAATTTATTTTTGCATCATCGCAAATGAGTAACATGAGTTACTCTCCTTATGGTGTTCTTAAAAATGTGGGAGAACTTTATACTAAGTCATTGAATGGATTGATCGTTAAATTTTGGAATGTTTATGGAATTGAACATGATCATGAAAAAGCACATGTCGTTACAGATTTTATCCGTAAAGGATTTGAAACTGGTGTAATTGATATGCTTACCGATGGTAAGGAAGAAAGAGAGTTTTTGTATGCCGAAGATTGTTGCAAGGCATTAGAAACTATTATGGAAAATTATACTGATTTTACTTCAGAAGATAATCTTCATATTACCAGTTTCAGGTCAACTAAAATTATTGATATTGCTTCTATAATTGCAGGTCAGTTTAATTTAATTGACAGGAAAATAGAAGTTAAACCTTCTGTGGAAAAAGATAGTGTTCAGTTGGATAAACGAAACGTTGCAGATACCTTTATTTTGAAATGGTGGCAACCAACAACTTCTATTGAAGAAGGTATTTCTAAAATTTTTGAGTCAGTCAAGGTAAATTATTCATGACCAAAGTAAGTACAATTACACCTTGCTATAACATGGGTAAGTATATGAAAGGTTTTTTAGAAAATCTTTCTACACAAACTCATAAAGATTTAGAAGTAGTATTGGATCATAATAATTCTAGTCAACAAGAAATTGAACTTGTTGAAAAGTATAATGAAACTTATGACAATATACTTCATATTCAAGTTGAAGGTGTAGATCCAATTGGTGTTTCAATGAATCGCTGTATTGAATACTCTACAGGGGATTATCTTTGTATTTGGAATGTGGACGATCTTCGCACACCAAATTCTATTGAAATAATGGCAAACACTTTGGACGAAAATCCTGATGTTGATTTTGTTTATGGTAACTTTATTGTTGTTCCCACATTTGGTGGGAAGCAGGGTCAGTTGGTTGATGAAACTGGAAAAGAAGAATGGTTAACAAAAGGAATGATTCTTGGACCTTTCTTTATGTTTAGAAAGTCTGCTATCAAGAAAGCAGGTATATTTGATGAGCAGTTAGTTTCTGGTGCTGATTTTGATCTAGCACTTCGTCTGGCATTCAATGGTAAAGGTCTACATATTCCTAAAATTCTTGGTTATTATTTGAATGAGGGTATGGGTGCCAGCACTCGTCCTAACAGTAAACAACCACTTGAAAGAACTGTGATTGAACTTCGTTATGGTTTGAATGTTCTTGAACCACATCTAATTCCTGAAGCGGAAAAGTATGATGTGGAAAATATTATTGTTGATAATGTCAAAACTCCTGCTTTGAGTTATAAAAATGATTAGTAAAGTTATTGAAGAATGTAAACAGTCTCCATACATTAAATGGAATGATGAATCTCTATTGGATTTAATTAGGGATAATAATGTTTATAATGTATTCATGTTTAACAAAGATGGGAATCATGGATATTTTTCTCTTTTAAATCGTGCCACTGCCAATCTTGATGATGATGCAATAATTGTTGAACTTGGTAATCGTGAGGGTCTTGGTATTCTTTCTGTATATGATGCAATGAAAGAAAATCAAACCTTCTATACTCTTGATATCGTTAATGATATTAGATTCATTGGTGAAAAAATTCGTAATGATAAACGTGTTAAAATTTTAAATGATTTTAACTCACTTGATGCTGATCGTGTTCAACGTGAATTTGAGAAGAAAAGTATCTCTATGATTTTTATGGATACAATTCATACATATGAGCAAGTAAAGGCAGAGTATGAAATTTGGAAACCATACTTAAAAGATGGTTGTATCATCATGGTTGATGATATTCGTCCAATCATGTCAGAAAGAACCAAGTGGAAATGGCACGTTGAAACTCCTTTCAGTCAAAAATATGATGTAACTGAATGGGCACATAATGATACTGGATTTGGAGTGTATGTAAAATGAAAGTTATAGGAATTCTACCTTTTAAAAACGAGGAGCAATATCTCCCAACATATCTGTCCAATGTTCAACCAATTTGTGATGAGATTATTGCGGTTGATGATCACTCAACAGATAATTCTCGTCAGATTATGGAAGATGCTGGTGTGATTGTAAAGGGTTATGAGGATACTGAAAATCTTAAGGGTGGATGGACTTGTGGATTGATTCGTCAGCACTTGTTTAACTATGCAAGAGAAGCAGGTGGAACTCATTTTGTTTGTCTGGATGCTGATGAAACATTCACTTCAAACTTTGTTCCTATTGCAAGAGACATTATGTCTCAACTCAATCCTGGTGAAAAAGTTTATATGCAGTGGTTAGCATTGTGGAAGAGTTGCACTCACTATCGTGATGATCACACCGTATGGAGTCGTAACTTTAAAGATTTTATTGTTGCCGATCATCCAGATTTGAAGTATTCATACAATTATATGTGTGAGGGGAGAACTATTGGACCAAACAATGATGATACTCTCCGCCGATTGGAGGTTGAGCACGGTGCCGTCTTACATTATCAATTCTCATATTTTAATAACTTTCTACTCAAGCAGGCATGGTGTCAAGTTGGTGAATTAGTTCAACAAGGACCTGGTGCTCTCGGCGCGATTAACGCCAAATACCATATCTGCTATCAGGATCAAAATGTTGGTATGAGAGAAATGCCAAAGGAATGGATTGAAGGAATTCCAACTCCAGATATTCCAAATTTTGATCCAGAGTGGAAAGAAGAAAATTTTATAAGAAAGAATCTTTTACCAGATATCTATAGACATTTTGATGAATATGGAGTAGACTACTTCAAAGGTCTTAATATATGGCAGATCCCACAACTCAGAGAAAGACTTAATGAATAATATCAAAGTTGCCTTTATAAAATTTGGTGGGATGGCAAATGGGGGTACTGAAAAGTACCTTCAAACTATTGCAGCATATTTACCCAAAGACCTCTTTGAGGTAGATTTTTTCTATTGTGATGCCGCACCTTATATTGGATCAGATTTTAAACATATTAATACTGATCAATCAAGAGTTGAATATTGTAAAAGTAATGGCATTAATTTAATTAAGTTTGATGTTGGATTTAAAAATGTCACAGTATCAACTCATGATTGGGTTGATACTAATTTTTGGGAAGTCTTTAATGAAAGTGATTATGACATAATTCAAACGGGTAGATCGGGACATCCAGAATATCCATTTATTCACATCAATAATACTCCAATAGTTGATAGTATTCATCTTGCTGGAATGGCAGAAAACAAATCAAATGTTGCTGCTACTATTTTGGTATCGGAACAGCAAAAAAATCGGTGGATTTCTGCAGGTGGTAATGCTAGTAAAGCGTTTGTTATTCCCGTCCCTGTAGAAGTTCCAGAAGATACTATGTTTTCTACTTCCTACCGTGATGAGTTTAATTTAGATAAAAAATTTGTTTTTGGAATGCATCAACGAAATGATAAAAATATTTTTTCACCAATTCCTTTAGAGGCATATGAAGAAATACAAAATGATAATACCTCATTCATAATTTTGGGTGGAAGTGAAAATTATAAAAAACAAGCAAAAGATCTTCAATTAAAAAATGTTTATTTTTTGGATACTACAAGTGACGTAAATCTAATTCATAAGTTCTTACATACACTGAATGTATATACTCATGGAAGATCTGACGGTGAGCAGTGTTCTAGTTCAATTATTGAAGGATTATCACACTCACTTCCTGTAATTAGTCATACTGCTCCTAGTATGGGACAGGTTGAGCAAATTGGTGATGCTGGAAAAGTTGTTAATGATTATCTAGAATATTCTAATGTCATGAGATCTCTTATGGTAGACAATAAATACTATGAGCAATGTTCAAGTAACGCATTTAAACGTTATTCTGAAATTTATAATATTGATTCAATTATTAAAAAATTTGTTGAACTTTATAAGGGAATAGTCAATGTTTAATTTGGATTCATATGAAAATCATAATTCTGAGTATGTTCAAAAAGAGGCTTTTGAGAGAGAGAAAAAAGGTCATTTAGAGCATAATTCAGATAATTTTAAATTCCTCTATCAAGATGATATTCCTCATGGAAACAATCTTGATAATCATTCTTTTTCTGTTGCCGTAGATATTGGATCTGGATCTGGATGGTTTTCCAATTATTTGATTAACCATAGAGATTATGAAAAAGTTTATGCTATTGAACCTTCGCAAGCAGCAACTGATATAAGTAAAAAGTTATATCCAGATCAAACGAAAGTCGAGTACATTGTTGGATTTGCTGAAAAAGAAGTTAAAAAATTAAAATTGAATAGTCCAACATTTTTTTCATCGATGTGTGTATTAGCACATTTGTGTGATGAGGATGTTGTTGATATTTTAAAAGCAGTGGATGAGGTTGCTCCTACAGGATCATTGTGGTCTGCTTCAGAACCTTGGGGTGATGAGTATCATAGAGATTGTTGGCATATCCGACCTCCCGAATGGTGGTCCATGCACATGCCAGATTGGGAATTTGAATTTTATGCAGATTACGCTTTAACAGATCCCTCTGGAAGATATAAAGGATTTACTGCTATCAAATCATGAAAATTTTAATTACTGGTGGTGCAGGATTTATTGGTTCTCACACGGCTGATAGATTATTACAACTTGGGCATAGTGTTAGAGTTTTAGATAATTTAACTGAACCTGTGCATCCAAATAATCAAATTCCAGAATATCTTGACCCTAGAATTGAATTTATTAGGGGGGATGTTTGTGACGGTGAAACATTACTAAATTCACTAATTGGTTGTGATATAGTATTTCATTTTGCAGCTTTTCAAGATTATCTTCCTATTTTTAGTAAATTTGTCGATGTTAATATTTCGTCAACTGCTAAAATTTATGAATTGATTGTGGAACATAATCTTCCAATTAAAAAAGTTATTGTTGCCAGTAGTCAAGCAACTCTTGGTGAGGGTTTGTATTTAGATTCGAATGGTAAAAGAGTTCTTCCTAATATGAGATCAGAAGAAGAACTTAAAAAATCAAACTGGGAACCAGAATGCCCACGTGGATTTATTGCTCCAATTCATTGGGTAGAAACTGATGAAACGATTTCTAATCCGCAGAATCCATATGGTATGAGTAAAATATCGGAAGAAATGTTTGCATTATTTTTGGGAAAGAGATATAACATTCCTTCTGTATCCATGAGATATTCTATTGTTCAAGGATCCCGTCAAAGTTTCTATAATGCTTACAGTGGTGCTTGTAGAATTTTTTCACTTTCTTTTTATAGTGGAAAAGAACCACAGATTTATGAAGATGGAAATCAAATTAGAGATTTTGTGAATATTCATGATGTTGTTGATGCAAATATTTTAGTAATGAATGACGATAGAGCAAATTATGAAATGTTTAATGTTGGTGGTGGTGTACCAATGACAGTAAATTATTTTGCTAAAGTTGTTGCTAATGTCTATGGATATTGTGATTATGAACCAAAACCTTGTGGGAAATATAGATTTGGCGATACAAGAAATATTTGTTCTGATATTTCAAAACTTAAGTCTTTAGGATGGTCGCCAAAAAGAACTGTTTATGATAGTGTGTTAGAATATAAAGAGTGGTTACATTCTTTTAATTCTATTGATAGTATTGTTGATTCATGTAATCAAAAAATGAAGGAATTGAATGTTGTGAGGGAAATTAATGCTTAATTTATTTTATTCAGAATCTTACTGGGGTCATTCTTCAACTATGAATGGCCCCAAAAAAGTAGTTCATAATCTTCTTGAAAGTCTTCAGCAAGAATGTGTTGATTATGTTGTAAATGAAGAAAAGTATAAATTTAATTTTTTAATTCATTATGATTATCTTGGACACCAAAAACATTCTAATTTAGAATTAGAGCATTGTGTGATAGGACCACAAGTATGGTTTTTTGATGAGCATGTTCAATTTCTAAAAAAACATTTAGATTATTTTAAATGTTTTGTGGTTCCTTCTGAATGGGTTAAAAATCTTGCAATACAAAAATTTGGATTTCCCGAACAAAAAATAAAAGTTTGGCCAGTGGGAATTAAACTATCAAATTTAAATCGCAACGTTAAGTATGATTGTTTAATTTATTCTAAGCGTAGAAGTGACGAAGAGGTGCTTAAAGTTATTGATTTTATTGAAAGTAAAAAATTAACATATAATATTATTTCATATGGAAGTTATTCAGAATCTGATCTTGAATTACTTGCAAGTCAATCTAAATTTTGTTTTCTAGTAAATGGAACAGAAAGTCAAGGAATTGCAGTTCAAGAAATAATGTCTAATAATGTTCCATTTTTTGTGTGGGATTTATCTTCTTGGAATGATCAGGGTCCACAGTGGTCAGTACCTGCAACTTCAGTTCCATATTGGTCTGATCAGTGTGGTGAAAAATTTTATGAACTTTCTCAAATGGAGGAGACATTTGAGAAGTTTTATAGTAGAATAGGAGATTATACTCCACGTCTTTTTGTAGAAGAAAACTTGTCGTATAAAGCGTCTGTAAATAAACTTTTGGAGATTTTCAATGCTAATTAATTTTTCAAATCTCTTTGAAAAATATAATATGAAAGTAAATGGTGTACTTCATATTGGAGCCCATCATGGAGAAGAAATTAAAGATTATATTGATCGGGGTGTTGATAATTTGGTTTTTTTCGAACCTTTATCTAAAAGTCTAGAAGTACTGGAAGAAAATTTAGGGTACTATGCCGATAAAGCAAATATTGTTATATTTCCATATGCTCTTGGAAACGAAGAGAAGGAAGTGGAAATGTATGTAAGTAGTCATGAAGGTATGTGCAGTTCAGTTTTAAAACCAAAAGTCGTTTTAGAACAATACCCTGCTATTAAGTTCAACGAACGTGAAACAGTTAAAATGATTCGATTGGACGATGCTGAGATTGATTTTCACAATTATAATCTTTTGAATATTGATGTTCAGGGATATGAACTTGAAGTTTTGAAGGGATCTGAAAAGACGTTAAATACTATTGATTACATCTACACAGAAATCAACAGAGAAGAAGTGTATGAAAATGCACCACATGTTAATGATTTGGATGCATTTTTAACTCCATACGGATTTGTCAGAGTAGAAACTGATTGGTCTGGTGATACTTGGGGAGATGCTTTTTATATTAAGGAGACTAAAAATGTATGATACTGTAGAAACTTGTCAGATTGAAAATCTGAGTGAAATTTATGAGCAATATTTTGGGTATCCATCTAAAGGATACTTTGTAGAAGTTGGTGCTTATGACGGTGAATTTGCCTCAAACACTTCTTGTCTTGCAGATCATGGTTGGGAAGGTTTGTATATTGAACCAATCTATGATCATTATTTAAAGTGTATGAAAAGACATGATAAAAATAATGTTACCGTTGCTAATGTTGCTATAGGTTTGGAAGAAGGTGAGAAGACAATTTATTATGGAGATACTCTTACGACTTTAGATGAAGATCAAGTTAATAGGTATAGTGAAATAGATTGGGCAAGGCATATTAAATTCAGTGAAACTGTATGTGATCAAATGAGATTAGATACCCTCATGGAAAAAATCGAAGTTCCTAAAGAATTCGATGTTCTAGTTGTTGATGTTGAAGGTAAGGAATCTGAAGTTTTTCAAACTTTTGATCTGAGTGAATGGAATCCTAAAATGTTAATTGTTGAATTGGAAGATGAGCATCCTTCATTTCAAAAGTATGAAACTCTCATCAATGATATTAAAAATCTTCGAGAGTATATTTCTGATAAGGGATATGTGGAAATCTTTAAAGATCACATTAATACAGTATTTGTTAGGGGAGATTTGAAAAAATGAAAATTTGTATTCTAACAATCGCAACCAATAAGTATCTTCAGTTTGTAGAAAAGTTGTATACTGATCTCTCTGAAAAATTTTTACCTGGTGCAGAAATCAATTGTCTTCTTTTTACCGATCATGAAATTGAAGAGGCAGGTGATAATGTTCGAGTTCATTATATTGACCACGAACCTTGGCCAATGCCTACTCTAAAGCGTTATAACTACTTTATGAAGGAGAAGGATTTTATTCTTGAACATGATTATTGCTTCTATTTTGATGCCGATATGAGGATTGATAATCCTGTTGGTGAAGAAGTTCTTGCTGATGGTGTTGTTGCCACAAAGCATCCATATCAATCATTTCATTCTGTAAATGATATGTCTTATGATCGCAATCCAGAATCATTGGCATATGTTCCTATGGGTGAAGGTGAAACATACTATGCAGGGGGGTTTAATGGTGGAAAAACTGAGAGTTTCATGGAAATGGCAGAAGTTATTGCCGATAGAGTAAATCAAGATCTTGAAAAAGGTATTGTTGCTCTTTGGCACGATGAAAGTCATATGAATCGTTACCTTATTGACAATCCTCCTTCTTTAAAATTAACTCCTTCATACTGTTATGCAGAAGAGTTTTATGGAACAGATTATCCATATGAACCTAAAATTATTGCTTTGAAAAAGAATCACAATGAACTTAGATCTTAGAGAAATTCCTTTTTACTACATTAATCTTGATAATGCAGTAGAACGAAATAATAAAGTTAAGGCAGATTTAACTGCTTTAGGAATTAAAAATATTATAAGAGTCGATGCAATTCGGCATAGTAATGGTGCTGCAGGAACACCTAGATCTATGCTTAAAGCGTTGGAACTTGCTCACAACGGAAATCCCTTTGTTCTTGTTGAAGATGATATTTCTGTAAAACGTTGGGATCCAATTATAGAAATTCCAGAAGATACCGATGCCTTTTATCTTGGTATTTCTGGATGGGGGAGAATGAATTCTCATTCTGGTCCTTTTGTACAGTGGGAAAAAGTTTCTGATGATATTGTTCGCACTTACAACATGTTAAGTGGACATGCAATTTTGTATATTTCTGATCGATATATTGACCTTGCAAAACGTATATGTTATCATGCAGGATATAATATTGAAGATCATGTAGATATTGGATTTGCCGAAGTCCAACGCTGGCACAACGTTTATGCCTTTGATGATCCTTATTTTTATCAGACAAGTTCTGACGGCAATCAAACTGTAACTTATCATCCATTATCGCAACAACAATCTCTTGAGTGTATTTCATATATGAAACAATTTTACTTACCACAAAGAGTAGTATAATGTACATTTCTCATTGCCCTTTAAGGATTTCACTTTTTGGAGGATCAACAGATAATCCATATTTTGTTGAAAAATATGGATATGGATCTGTAATTAGTTTTGCATCAACTCTTAAAACATATGTTACTGTTGGTAGGGATTTATTTGGTGTTAATAATTTAGATCACAAGTATCGTTTAAATTATTCAAAACGAGAAGATGTATCTACTATTCAAGACATTAAGAATGAAGTAATTAGAGTTGTTTTAGAGCATTTTAATATTGATCCAGTACAAATTAATTTGTTTGGTGATGCCTATTCTCAAGGAAGTGGATTGGCATCTTCTTCGTCATACATTATTAGTTTAATAAAATCAATGTGCATGTTCTTGAATAAGAATATGTCAGAAGTTGAAATATGTTCTTTGGCATATTCTTTAGAACGAAAGTTTAATCCATATTGTGGATATCAGGACCCATATGGATGTGGTGTTGGTGGATTTAAAAGAATTGAATTTTATCCAAATAATAGAGTAACGTATGATTATTTGCCAACTTCTTTTTTTGATTCATACGATATTCATTTAATATTTACAGGAGTGACACGAAATTCAAAAAATGTCCTTAAAGATGTAAGTCAAAATCTAGATAAGGTAAAAAACTTACTTCCAATTGTTGATGAAGCATACGATGCCATTATCTCAAACAATCACATGAAAGTATTCGATCTCCTTAGTGAATCTTGGGAAGAAAAGAAAAAGACTAGTTCGATTATAACTGAAAACGAAACGATAAAATTTATGGATCAAGAACTGTATTCAAATAAATCTGTCTTGTGTCATAAACTTTGTGGTGCGGGTAATGGTGGATTTTTTCTCGCATTTTCTGAAAAAGAAAGCTTGAATATTCCTTATCATTCTGTTAAAATAGGAGTATCTTCTCAAGGTGTGTCTGGTTATAAAGTATGAATCCTTTTATAAGTTATATTAATGCACTTCAAGGCGCTCATATAGAAGAGCAGTTTGTTAAATTTAGTGAGGCATTTAACAAATACAATAATATTATCATATTAGGTAATGGTGGAAGTAACTCAGTTGCCTCTCATATATCCCAAGACTATGTGAAATTTCACAATAAAAATTCTTTGGTCTTTTCTGATCCATCCATGCTTACTTGTTTTATTAATGATTTTGGTATGGAAAATGCATATTGTAGATTTCTTCAATACTATGCAAAAGTTGATACTCTTTGTATTTTAATTAGTTCTGGTGGAGAATCACCTAACATTATTAATTGTATCAAATATTGTGAAAACAATTCTATTCCCTATGGCATATTGACTGGGTTTAATCCAGGAAATAAAGCACGAAGTATTGCTCATAATGCTCTATGGGACTATCATATAGATAGTACAGATTATGGCATTGTTGAGTGTGTCCACCAAATTTTTCTTCATGGAGTAGTATGAGATATTGTTTTGACATTGATGGGACTCTTTGCCATACTCCAAATAATGAAAAAGGAAAACCAGATTATTTAAATGCTAAACCATATCCATTTATGGTGAAGCAAGTTAATCGTTTGTATGATGAAGGTAATTACATCATTATGCAAACTGCAAGAGGAAAAGGATCTGGTATTGATCATACTGATCTGACAAAAAAACAACTTGATGATTGGGGATATAAGTATCATGAACTATTCCCAATGTTCTGCAAACCAACTGCTGATGTCTTTATTGACGATAAGGGAATTAATGTAGAAGACTGGAAAAGCAGGCAACCCAAAGTTCGAGGTATTATTGCTGGTGCTTTTGATGTTATACATCCTGGATATATTAGAATGTTCCAGGATGCTAAAAAGTATTGTAATCACCTCACAGTTGCCCTACATGAAGATCCATCTTTTGCGAGACCACATAAACTATCTCCCGTACAAACCGTAGACGAAAGAAAGGAGATTTTGAGAGCGATTAAATACGTTGATAAAGTTGTAGTTTATCAGGCAGAAGATACATTTCTTTCTTATCTTCAAGATTATGACATTCGTTTTTTAGGAACTGATTATAAAGATGGTTCCTATACGGGAAAAGATATTGATATTAAGATAGTCTGGTTAGATAGAGATAATCATGAATATTCAAGTACTAGATTAAAAAATTTAATTTGTGATTCTGTTAATTCAAAAAGAAAGGAGTTTGAAGTTTATGACTAAAAGTTTAGTAACTGGCGGTGCAGGTTTTATTGGATCTCATATTGTAGATAGACTTCTTAATATGGGGCATGAAGTTGTTGTTATTGACAATCAATATTCTGATAATGAAAATTTTTATTGGAATGATAAATGTCAGAACTATAAATTCAATATTTCCGACTACGAAAATACACGTCCTCTTTATGACGGTGTTGATTATGTATTTCATGTTGCAGCAGAGGCACGTATTGGACCTGCTATTGAAAACCCAGTAAATGCCGTAGAAATTAACACTTTGGGAACTTGTACAGTTTTACAATGTGCTAGAGAAGCGCGTGTAAAACGAGTCATGTATTCTTCCACTTCTGCCGCATATGGACTTAATTCTTATCCAAACTTTGAGGAGCAATCTGATGATTGTTTAAATCCTTATTCAGTATCTAAAGTTGCTGGAGAAAAACTTTGTAAAATGTATACTGATTTATATGGATTGCCAACAGTCATTTTCAGGTATTTTAATGTTTATGGTGAAAGAGCGCCACGGAAAGGTCAATATGCACCGGTGCTTGGAATTTTTATTCGACAACTTGCTGCTGGAGAAGCACTAACCATTGTTGGGGATGGGGAGCAACGTAGAGATTTTGTTTATGTTGGTGACGTTGCAAATGCTAACGTTATGGTAGCGATCTCAAATCCTGATCCTGAAGCATTTGGTCAAGTTTATAATGTTGGTACTGGAATCAATCACTCAATTGTACAGATTGCCAGAATGATATCTGATAATATTGTCAATATTGCTCCAAGACCTGGAGAGGCAAGAACGAGTTTAGCAAATATTGATAAAATTAAAAAAACTTTTGGTTGGGAACCAAAAATGAAATTAGAGGAATGGATTCAAAATAATAAGGGAGGTTGATATTATGATTGGTTTTGATTCTATAGGAACCATGGGTCGTTTGGGAAATCAAATGTTTCAACATGCGGCAGTAAAGGGAATTGCACGTAATCTGGGATTTGAATATTGTATTCCTCCAAGTAACTCACAAACTCAAATTGATAACTATGGATTGTTAGACGCATTTGAGATGACAAATGTGGATCATATTAAATTTTCATATAATATGATTCCTGCACAAGAATCTTATTTTCATTTTGATGAAGATCTTTTTAATAATTGTGTTGACGGATCAAATGTTGCTGGATTTTTTCAGACAGAAAAATACTTTCGTCATGTAGAGAAAGAAATTAGAGAGGATTATACTTTTAAAAAAGAATGGTTAGAACCTTGTCTAGACTTTATGAATCAATTTAATGGGGAAGAAATTGTTTTTCTCCATGTGAGGAGAGGTGACCCCAATTTAACCGATAGACGTGGATTTAAATGGGCGTATGTAAATCTTCAAGATCAACATCCTGTTCAACCTCTTGAGTATTATGAAAAAGCATTGGATCACTTTCCAGAAGATATGCCCGTGTTGGTATTTTCAGATGCTATTGATTGGTGTAAAGAGCAAGAGTTTTTTAAACCCGATAGGTTTATGTTCTCTGAACCAGAAGACAAGTATGACGACGGAGCATTAGTTCCTTACATTGATCTTTGCTTGATGAGTTTGTGTTCTCATGCTATTATTGCTAACAGTAGCATGAGTTGGTGGGGTGCCTGGTTGCAAAAAAATCCAAATAAAAAAGTGATTGCTCCAAAAATGTGGTTTGGTCCTGCATATAGTTTTCATGATACAAAAGATCTTTATTGCTCAGACTGGATTGTAATTTAATGGATAAAAATAAATCAGCATATAAACTTAAAAATATCCCTCCAATATATTATTTAAATCTGGATGATCAACCAGAAAGAAAGCAATATATGGAGGAGCAATTTAAGTATTGGGAAATTGATAACTATACTCGCATTTCTGCTTATGATGGGAGGGAAGATGATCTAAGTGACATCATTAAAGGTAGGTATCCAGAGAATATGACCTCTGGTGAGATTGGTTGTACAACTTCTCATTTAAAAGCAATCAAACATTGGATGGAGACTTCTGATAGTCCTTATGCAATTATTAT